CTAAAAAAGTATTTACAGAATAATGGCTTTATCATCTCAAATATCAGCTATAGTAGCAGGTCAGATAGGCAGTATCGAAGGAGAACTAGAAGCTAAAATACAGCTTGAAGCTAATAAAATGTTAGGGAAGTTCTCAAACCAATGCCCGGATAGTAAAGCATTAGTAGGAATAATTAACACAAAGAATAACCTGCTATCAGGAGTAAATAACTTTCAAAAAAGGTCCAATAAATTTCTTAAATTAGCAAGAAACTTAAGAAGGGCAATTAGGGCAGCAAAATCTATACTAAGGCTCCTTAAGGTAAATCCTACACCAGTCGCTACTGGAATACCACCTAGTGATTATGGAGGATTAATATCAGCTAAAACAGCCGGGAATCTAACATCTTTAGCAGACAGGCTTTATAACATAAGACGCTTATTAGAAAATTTAGATGGAGATGTTTCTTCTATAGAAGACCTAGTAGCAGGAGTAGGACCAAGTTTAAATAATATTAAAGAGGTTCTCTCCAGTGTAAATAATAAAGCAGAACAGTGCATAGAAGATTTATCATCCGGTATGAAAACAGATGAAGAGAAGAAAGCGTTAAGAGAATTGCTAGATAAAATACAACCTTTAGAAAATACCGGCTCAGAAGGAACTCCTAATGAGGAATACCTTTTTAAATCAGATTCAGGTAAAAACTATAAGCTTGCAATAATAGAAGATAATCAAGGAGATGGACCTGTTCCAAGAAGATTAGCTGTAGCAAAAGATAACCTAGGTGTAATAATACTTAGAGGACAACCATCATTTAGTTCCGATACAGCAGTACTCCTCGCAGAATTAAAATTTAGAATAAACAACCAACTTCCATAAACTAACTATTTATAATTATGAAACTCGATCAATTAAGAAACATTATACGAGAAGAAGTCAGATCAGCTGTTAAGGAAGAGTTACAAGAAGTAATGAACGAAGCAGTTAAAGCAGCAAGTACACCAACAACTACTACTGCCCCAGTGAAGGCTATTCAAGTAGAAAAACAAACACCCACATCAACTAATCCAATAATGGAGATGTTAGAGCAGACAAAAGCAAGTATGTCACCTGAAGAATACAAAAATGTATATGCAGGAACATCAGATATGGTTCAAAAACCTAATTTTGCAACATCGATGGCTAACCAAATGGGAATGACCCACAATAACGGTAAAGCTCCAGGCTTAGATATATCTAAGTTTGATTTTGTAAAAAATGCAGGTTCAGTTTATAATAAGTCTATAGAGAAAGATAAACAAAAACACGGAGTAGCATAATTATGGCATTTAATAGTAGAAGAATTAATCCATTAGATTTACAACCACGGAAAGCGATAGGAGTATCCCTACCTTTATCAGGACAAGCTGTGTTTAATTCAACATACGTTACAAAAGACGCTATTAGAACAAACATAATTAACTACTTTCTCACAGGACAAGGAGAACGGTATATGAACCCAAGCTTCGGAACAATACTTAGAAACTTAATGTTCGAAAATATAAACCAAGGAATGGTGGATAGAATTAAAAATACAGTTAGAGCTGGATTATCTGAGTATTTTCCAACAGTAGTGCCTGTAGATTTTAGAGTTGAAGCTGCACCGGATTCAAACATAGTTACGTTATTACTAAAATACGCTATCCAGAATACAAACATTGAAGATGAGGTAGTAATAAATTTTGAACAATAATGGCAGAAATAAGAGATATAAAATACGTAGCAAGAGAGTTTTCGGATTATAAGCAAGAATTAGTAGAGTTTGCGAAAAACTACTTTCCTGACTCATATAACGACTTCTCACCAACATCACCTGGAATGATGTTTATAGAAATGGCTGCTTATGTTGGAGATATTTTGTCCTTTTACCAAGATACTCAACTTCAAGAAACTTTTCTACAGTACGCTAAAGAACCAGGTAACCTATACTCAATGGCATACATGATGGGGTATAGACCTAAAGTAACGAATGCCTCAGAAGTAGAATTGACAGTATCACAAAACATCGGTGCAAATCCTACAACAAACGAACCAAATTGGGATCAAGCTCTAGTAGTAAACGAAAACGCAACAGTAACTTCTACAGCTAAAGGACGAGCAAATTTCTTCATAGAAAATAAAATTGACTTTAATTTCTCCAGTTCTTACGATCCCACCGATATAGTAATAAGCCAAATCACTGCAGGGATACCATCAGAATTTACTTTATCTAAAAAAGTAAAAGCTTTTTCAGGGACAGTTAGATCAACATCTCAAACGTTTACAACAGCAGAGAAATTTACAACAATAACGATAGAAGACTCAAATATTATTGGAGTATTAGATATCACAGACGATACCAGTGATGATGTGACTACATGGTATGAAGTACCTTATTTAGGTCAAGATAGTGTGTTTATAGAACAGACAAATATAAACTCAGATATAGATAAAGTCCCTAACTCTATACTACTACAGAAAGTTCCTAAGAGGTTTGTATCTAGATTTAATTCCAACGGTCACTTAGAGATTCAATTCGGCGCAGGAACAGTAGGAGCAGATGATAATACATTTACACCAGACCCTACTAACGTGGGTATGGGAACACTACAAGGAATATCAACGATGGATAGAGCATACGATCCATCTAACTTCCTATATACAGGTACATACGGATTAGCACCTTCTAATACAACTTTAACTATAAGGTATATAGTAGGCGGAGGAGTTGAAGCTAACGTACCTGCTAATACATTAACAGGGTATAACGCAACAGTAACAGCAGTTGATAATGAATACGAACCAACCCTAAGTTTTAACAACTCACTTGCAGCTACAGGAGGAAAAGATGGCGATACAATCGAAGAAATACGACAAAATACCCTTAGAGCATTTTCAGAACAAAAAAGAACTGTAACTCTTCAAGATTATACTGTTAGAGCCCTCTCACTAGACCCTAAATTCGGTACTATAGCAAAAGCATTCGTAACACATGATGAATTAAATAGTACAAAATCTTCAACAGATTCAATTATAGACAGTAACCCGTTAGCGTTATCTATGTACGTTTTAGCGTATAACAACGATAAACACTTAATTACAGCAACTGAAACACTAAAAAATAACTTAAAGACGTATATGGCATATTATATGCCGTTAACAGATGCACTGAATATAAAAGATGCATTTGTAGTAAACATAGGAGTTAATTTTGATATACTAGTAAGACCTAATTTTAATAGTAGAGATGTACTTCTAAAGTGTAATAATGCACTTCAAGACTTCTTTAAGATAACTAAATGGAACATAAACCAACCTATCAATGTATCTACAATATACAGTTTATTAGATAAGGTAACAGGTGTACAGACAGTCAGTAAAGTAGAGATAGTAAACAAACAAGGAGGTAAATATTCAGAATACGCTTACGATATAAAAGGAGCAACTAGAAATAACGTTATATACCCATCGTACGATACAATGATATTTGAATTAAAATACCCGAACGAAGATATTAAAGGAAGAACAACAGTATTATAATATGGCAATTTACAGAATATTTCCAGAGAAAGACACATTCATATACACAGAACAGCTAACAAGCAATGCTGGTAAAGATGAAATAATAGAAATCGCAGGGTACCCTGGAACCTTAGACGGTACAGGACAAGCAAGTCGAATACTAACTAAATTCTCTAGTGAAGAAATAGATGATGTAATTCTTAATAAAATCACCCCAGGAGCTTTAAATTCTATGAGCTCTAGCATTAAACTCTACCTTGCTAGCGCAACAGAACTACCTGTAGAATACACCCTGTATGCATACCCAATACACACCAATGGTTCATCAGATTGGGATAACGGTACCGGGAAATTCGGCGATATACCAGTAAATTCAACAGGAGCAAATTGGACTTATAGAAAAGCTAATTTAGAAGAATCTTGGAATTTATCAAACTTTACACAATATACCACAGCATCTTTTATTGATGGAAAAGAAGGAGGAGGTAACTGGTACACAACATCTAACGGGGAATCAATGGAATTTTTTCAATCCCATAGTATGTCATCAACACATGATATGGATATAAACGTTACCCCTGCAATTAAACAGATGTATAGTTCTGATTTAGATAACAAAGGATTTATAATTAAGCTTCAAAGTGAATATGAACATAGTACAGATTCAGCTATAAAACTTAAATACTTCGGGAAAGATACTAATACCATATACCCACCGGTTTTAGAGTTCGGTTGGGATGATAGGATATTTGACCAAGGTACTTTACCTGTATTAGATACCGATATATCTGTAATTGACGTAAAAAATAACAGAGGTGAATACGCAGATGAAGGAAAGCAGAGATTCAGAATAACAGCTAAACCTCAATATCCAACTAGAACTTTTACAACATCTTCTGTTTACCTTAACAACTACGTTCTACCATCAGCATCTTACTGGGGATTAAGAGATGAAAATACAGAAGAAATGGTAGTCGATTTCAGCACAGATTTCACTAAGATTAGTTGTGATCCTGAAGGTTCGTTCTTTGACGTGTACATGGATGGGTTGCAACCTGAGAGATTTTATCGTATATTAGTAAAAACGGAGCTCAAAGGTAGTGACGTTGTAGTAGATAATCGTAATATCTTTAAAATTGTACGAAATGGCTAAGGAGAGAATAAGAATAGAGAAGCAGTCATATAAAAGAAGACAAATACGTACTTCTTTAGATACAGAATTCAACACGTTTAAAGAAGAAGTAGAAGAAGTAGACTTAGATACAGTAGAGGAATTTTTTAGACTTTACGATAAACTATTCTTCTCTATCCCAGTAGATGGTGAAAATAACTCGCATACATACATATTGGAAAAAAGTTCGGAATTAACAGATTTTGATAAAAATACAGATGATATACAGCCGCTTCTTGACGAAATAACACAGCTTAGGGAACAACTTTTAGATGCTAATCAACAAATTTTTGATTTACAAAATCAACTATAATATATGGTAGAGATAAAATATAATATATTCGAAATAGATTCAAATAGTCTACTAAGATTAGATGTTGTCTCTGACGATAACTTAAAAAGCTACTTAGAAGAAGTAACAGTTCCAGGTACTTTTATACCAAATGAAGATTTTATTGAACTATCCTACTATACGTTAGATAAAACACAACTCTTATCCGTAAATAACTATACTAGATACTCAGTACTATCAGGTGACTCTAAAACTTCAGTCCAAGGTAATTCTGAAATAGCAATAGACCCTTTAGAAGATTACAAAATATACTATAACGATAGTTCAGAAGTTAAAGCCCTCTACCACTTTTTAAGAAATCCCTTTAGAGTTCAGGATACAGATTCAACATTCTCTATAGAAAGCATTTCCCCCGATAGAACAGAGCTAAGACTTATCCCTATAAGTTTAGGAGCTACAACAGTAAACCAACTAACTAGTAAATTAGAAGATAGGTTAGAAAGCTCTACCTATAATTTAGACATACATCTATACAGTAATGATGACATATTTTACCCAATTGTAAATGTAGGGTATAGAGATTTTAGAGGTACAACAGCAGTAGTTGTTAAATTAGCGGATCCTATCCCACAATCAGTTAAGGTATATAGTGTGTTTTCTATCGTAGAGAAAATATCTAATTCATTAGCTTTTGAAATTAACACAACTCTAATAGAAGAGACTCCACCAGTACCGACCCTTAGAGGTGCGAACTTTAATATAGGAGTAGGTGAGCAGACAAATGAAGCATCAGAGTACTTCAACTACAACGAGTTATTTAGTTTTCCTACAAATAATAGCAATAGGGAATTAAACTCTCTATTCAATGAAAAAGGAGCAGAACTTGGATTAGATTATT